TTCTAAATAGCCAGAAGCTAGGCATTTAGCTGAAACCTTTTTATCATCAATTAAAGTTACTGTACCTAAGTTGCTTACAGAAAAAAGTCCTGCCAGGGTTCTACCAATTGAATTGAGACCGACGACCACAAACTCTAGAGTATCGCTCATGATTAAATATCTTTTTATCAATTTTTTAAAAATGTATTAATGCTTATTAGTGTTTAAGCCGTTTTAACGACAGATATTATTTAATTCTTCATCTTTAAATTCTAATAGTTGTTGAGTTGTAATTTTTAAATATTGATTAGAATTTAAAAGTGAGACTACTTTAATATGATTATTCAGCTGCTGATCCACTGAGTCAACATTATTGTTTATTTGTTTTATTGTCTTTATTTTTACAGTTATATTACGCAAGATCGTCATACTCCTTAAGCCAAAGGTCTCGTTTAATCATTTTTTATTATTTTTTTGCTTTGAATATAAGCATATAAAATAATAACATAGTTAATTACATCAAGAATAGTATCTCTAAGAGCCTCGTCTTTAACTTTAAAAGACCCCGTAGTGATGAACGTGGATAGCCGGGACATCTTGTCGGTAAGCCGGACCATGATACCAGCCTCTGTTGCACAAACCCCCATAGATTCGCATCTGGTAAAGTTTAGGAAGGGGTGGGTGGAGTCTTTCCCGCCACTGTAATCGTGGTTTTTACGTTCCGACAAAGATCTAGCCTCTTCGGTTAGCTCCCTGTGGAGGTTTAAAAGCCACTGCCTATCAATTGTTTCGTTTTTATTTACTTCAGAGTTGTGGAAATCGCTTTCCTTGAGCATGTTCTTTAAAGGGGATCCAGCCATTCTGCCATTTCCTTTACCAAGATCTAAGATTTTATTTTGCGACGGATTCATTTGATCCTGAGATTTCGAGGACATAGGTTTCAAGTTTTGTGTCATAGATATAATATCCAAATTGAGGAAACTCTTTGATTAATCCTTTGATTGACTTATTGGCCAGTCTAGCAGCATCTTCTAAGATGTCAAAGTCTTTTACTAGCGTTCCGCTATTTTTTATCCCTTCTACACCAACCACCAGCAAAAATCTTTTTTGCCTTGCAGGTTTTATATACTTTATTTCTGTAAAAGTTGGAGAAAATTTGTAGGGTTTTGATTTTTGCTTTTGTTCTTTTTCCTGTTGCTTTTTAGCCCAGGTCTTCAAAAACGATACTGGCTTAGGCTCATACATTGCCTTTTTATGTACAGTTTCTTCCACTATGACTCTTTTAACTTCTTTTTCAGTGTCTACATATGGCTCTTTTCCATCCATCATTATTGAGTCTGAGTCCGGTATGTATATGATGTATTTTGTCACTACAAAAAGTCTCTTAATGGTGCGACAAATATTTTATCTGTAGTTAAATTAGGGTACACCTTATTTAATAAAATAACGGCATCTGATTTTCTTTCATATGCCAATTCCATGTTTTCAAATATAAACTCAGGATGTCGAAGGTAATCTACTAGAAAGCCATTTTGCTCATAGGCTAGAACCCATTTGTTTTGATATTTTAGCGGGTTCTGTGCCATTAAATTCAACCCTGTCAACATTCTTTAGGATTGTTTTACACTTTTCCTTTATATGCTCAAATCTAACTTTGTCGACCAGTATATTAGAGCTTTCTTGTTTACCAGAAACTTGAAGTTTACATATATCATACAATAAATCCACTATTTCACGAAAGTAGATTTTAGGGTCATTATTCAAAATTTCATTTTTAAATGCAGAAGAACTTGCTTGTATGTCTAAGATTGATATGCCAGTAATAGATGGTGCGTCTAGCCAGCCACATATCTCATCATACAGGCAATTTTCTAACGTGTGTTTAGCTGGGCTTTTGCTTATTGCTAACGGCCCCTGACATCTAGGAGCATATTCCTTAAGTATGTAGTGATTAAATATAGAGGCATCCGTTATCGCTATCTGTATGGTGAATTTTAGGGTATCTTTTAACGGCATTCTTTCAGGCTTATCATTAATCATTTCTTTATCCTTCTTTTACATGGAGCCCTTACCCATTCATCCAATCCTTTTACTTTTAATTTAAATCCAATAACTTCAAGTGGAAGTGTATCTATAGCCACCTCTATATGTTGTACCTTATCGGCATTGTGTTTAAGTACATTAGCAGCAACTTTATTGACTAGCCACAGATACCTGCCATATCTATCTCCATAGCTCCAGATGTAATCCCTGTTGTCGTGGGCCTCGGCTACGGTATCAAAAGGTCCGAGCAAATGTTTTTCTGCCCTCTTATCCAAATCTAGAAGCCACATTCCTTGGTAAATTTTTGGTAATTCTTCTTTTAGTTTACTTACAACTTCATACTCTAAAAGTGTTTTATATTTCATTTATTTCCTGCAATCATCTTCAGAAACCCTTCTAAAGTGTCTATAGCAACCCCTCCATCTCCTGAAGACGAAGATCGTACTAATCTAAAATAGCCATCAGGCATGCGAGTAGATATTCCGGTATGTATAACCATATCCTGACCTATTACTGAATTATAAAATATCATGGCAGCGATTTGCCCCTTTTGACATACAGCAACCTTTTTGGCAAATTCTTTCCAAAGCGGATGCCGGTCTAATTTTGTTGGAGACTTTAGCAAATCATTTATACTCCAGTCCTGTAGCCTGTGAGTAGTTATCCAGAACTGTCCAAACAGATCCTGGAGCTCGGCTAGAGGCTCACTGCTCGCCTCTAGCCGCTCCCTCCAAACGTCAAATTCAGGACTGCTTTGATCAAAAAGCTTCGCTATCAGCTTTTTGCAAATTTTGTTTTCATATGCGCTTTGACGATTTATCTCTTGTTTTTCATAAAAATTTGAAAGGCTATCAAAAAACTCTGATTCTTGACGTTCTTTCATTCTCCAACCTCTTGCTTTTGTTCAATTGGCTGATTGCTTATGGAGTATGACGTCTTCTCATATACATATTTATTTTCTAACTTTAACCCTGGCCAAACCTTCATTCTATTTATTCCCAGGGCATCTGAGAGTCTTTCTCGCAATTCGACATTATTACGTATGGCCTCGCCCATCTCTGAGTCACTCACGGCGACCAATCCCAGTTCTTTGCAGCTGTACTTATTGCTATTGACCGTTACGTTGACTATATCCTTTAAGCGGCCTTTAACCCCTGTTGGACTGTCGTCAGTAAGCAGCATTGCCGTGGCTGCATCCCAGTCAAACCAGCATTCGCTGATTTGCCCTCCTTCGTCGCCCTTCCAGCGATAAGGAATTTCGATGTTACGTTTGCTAGCACCCATAGAATTCTTGTTTACCGTGATCTTCAAAATCTTTTCTGTAAAGCCACGAGTAGCCTTGAACACTGGAGTTCCCTTTACGACAGAAAACCACAAATCAAGCACTGCATGGTAGTCTTGTCCAGTGCCGCCAGGCTTTCTCTTAGCACCTTGAATGGGACTATTGGGGTCATCTGAAAGGTGGTTGATGTACACCAATGCGTATGGCTTCATGTATAAATGCTTGTTAACGTGTCTAAAGAATTCGTTATGCGACTTGCACTTAATCATGCCGCCGGTATTGCGAGGATTGATACCACCTTCTTTTTCAATTCTGGCATCCGTCTCCTTGGTATCTACGCCGCCAAGGGAGTCGATAATAAACATGACCGGTCTATCATGCATAGCTGGATCTTCTGATGCAAACCTAAGCGATCCAAGAATTTGCTCTTGCCATTGCTCGGTGGAGAAGGCAGGATATTCCAAGGTCTTTTTAGTGTTTACAGCTCCAACAACAGCTTTGTACAAAGTGGCAGATTTCTTGTTTTCAGTGTCCACATAAACGCAAAGTCCTCCGAAATCCATCCATAGCTTTGCCAAGGTCATAGCAAATGCCGACTTACAGGATTCTTTCATTCCTGCAACTCCAATAATTCTACTCATTTGATAGCAGGTATTATCTGCCAGCCACCTGTAGGACAAATAATCACAGGGAAGCCCCCATATTCTGTCCGCCAGATCGGATGCGAGACAAACCTGATTGCCAGAGGCCCTCATGGCGTGAGCCATGAGGGCGCTGATTCCAGCATCAAGTTCTGAATTGTTATTAATGATTTCGTCTTTCTTTTTCTTTGACATTGTTGTATTCACTTATTAACGTTGTTTTGTAATTTGGACATTAACGCTTTCATCTGTGATGATAAATCTGGACCTCCAGCCGACAGATTAACTGGCGCCGCCACCGGGGGAACTGTAGGAGCCGAATTAGCAACAGGCGCCACCGGAATAGGCGGTGCCTTTGGCTTTGTCACAGATGATACAGATTCAGGGGTAGTGTATGGCGGCTTAGTTGTAAACATAGGAGCTCGTGCGACAGGGGGCTGTACAGCAGGCTGTACAACCGGAGTTGAAATTACCGTAACAGGAGTAGGTGCTGGTGTAGGAACGGAAAAGCCTCCCATTGCCACACTGTTGCTACCGTCTTGGATAATGCCAGCTTCGATAAAAGCCCACTCATCTCCAGGGAACAGCTCAAGCAGCCATTGAATTTGCAGCTTCTCGTTGTTCTCCAAGATATAATCACTGAACGGACGAACCTTCTTCAGAACCTCGTCAGGCAGCACATATTGCTCCCCAAAGCGATCCGAAAGATTCTGGACGGCACAGGTATAGGTGGCTATACCTGCAGGACCAGATGGATAGGAGGAGAATGTCACTAGTTTTTGCTTTACGGCAAAATCTGAGTGACGGAATCCTGCCTCCCAGTTTGTCTGGGCCGTCTCACTCTGAGAAACATCGCCAAAATGATCAATGATGTACTCTGGATCCATGTTAATTCCATCAGCACGCTCAAACCAAACATCATAAAAACCTTCTTTGGTTCTTGCATCTTCACGAGACTTAATTGCAGAAATTTGATTAATCATCAGAATCTTGTGACGCGGCCAGCAGGGCTGTCCTTCTTCGTCGACCGTGTAATTGATGCCAGCGTTATTGACCATAAATCCTTGCAGAAACATGGTGCGAACACCCTTGCTCAGCGGAGAATTAAGGTCATTGCCATCAACCGGAACCAACTCGTGGGCCCTCTTGTATTTGGCGGTGCTGGTATCAACGTTGATCGTAGGCTCAGAACGACGCAGAGCTTTATTGTACTTGTGGCCACCTCCGGTGCGCCAGAGGAACTCACGTAATTTGTACATCGGACTCATGTAGCCCTTGCCCCAGTCACGCTCGGTTTGAACAGTCATCCCGTCCGGTCCTTCCATCATATTGATGGCAAGAATGTCCTTACGTTTTTTGTAGTCCGGATCATTGCCAACTTTGCGATAGACCATGACCCAGTCAATGCCGTATTGGCCCAGAGTAGGTACCACACCTCTGGTAGAATCCTGTCGAAATCCACCGCTAGTCATGGCGGCGCTTGCTCCATAGCTTGCATGGGGAGGCACCAGAATAAACTCGCATGGAGCTTTGCTCGAGATGTAGCCCATGGAGGGCGCATCATCATTAAATATTTTTTGGTAGTCTGAACTGCGGGATACTACGTTGTTTTTGCTGTCTTCGTAAATTGCTTTGTTAAAATTAAATGCCATAATAATTGTATTTCCTTTTGCGTTTGTTAGAGTTGTGTGTTGTTGTTTATTACTTTTTGTACTTGGATAAAACAGGATACTGTGTTACATCTTCATCTGTCAAGGGCTCTCCCCATCGAATGCATACTTCTGGATCTATATTTAGCAGAAGATCATTTCCTGGAATTCTGCACCTATCGCACATTGCGATTTTTATTACTTCTAAAGTTTCTTCTACCTGACTTACTGGGCAAGTTACTATAACTTGGTCGTGAACGCTCATGATTATCTTATATTTGAGATGCGGCCTTTCTTCATTTCTGATTAAGAACAAATTGACCAAGGCCAACGACATTAAGTCGCCAACAGTTCCCTGAATGGGCGCGTTCATAGCCTGTCTCTTTTGATGCGATATGAGCTCTTTGTCTTTGGTTTTGTCAAACCTTCTTTTACGGCCAAAGCCATTTTCTACATATCCTTGCGTATTATCGCCTACGCAAGCCTGTTGCAGCTCTAACCAATATGCAAGGTTTGGAAAAGTCTCTTTAAACTTGTCAACAGAGTCTTGAGCCTCCTCCACTGTGATATTAATTCCTTCCATATATACTGCTTGACGAATTGCAGCTGCACCACGACCATACGCAATTCCAAATGTAATAGTTTTCGCAATGGTTCTATACTTTCCGTTACCTGATTCTTTTAGCCACTCCTTAAGTCCCTTTGAATAGTCCGCCGGTGGCTTTGGCAAACGAAACATGTCTATAGCAACTTCAGAGTGGAAGTCCGAGCCTGGATCGTTTAACTTTTGTTGCATATTTCCATCTTTGCTAAGCCAAGCCATGACGAACAGCTCAGCTTGAACCCAATCGCAATCCAATAATGCCCAGCCTGGATCTGCACGGAAGCAAGATCTTATAGATGGAATTTTCTTTCCAGTATCTTTAAAAGCACGTCCTACTAAATCTTCTGCAGTCTTTGGCAGCTGGGCCATATTTGGATCAGAGTGTCCATATCGTCCAGTTTCTACCGTCTGTCTAATTTTAGTATGGGTTCTACCGTCCGACCATAACTTTGGAAGAATTCCGCCTTCTATGAAGTGGGATCCATCTTCTGCAACCACAAACGATCCACAGAAAGTTTTAACTGTTTGAGAAACAGCTGTATACAGCAGCATGGTGTTTAAGAATTCGTCATCCTTGTGAGATAGCAATAACTCCTGGATTACAGCACGTTCAGTGGACGGTGTATAGCTTTCGATTGTTTCAGGGTTCTTTATAACATCCGACCACTTTTTTTCGTTTGTAGCTTTGATAGGCTCAAATCTTTTTAGAGTAGCTGTGCTAGGGGGATTAGTCTTGGCTCCAGGCTTTATCCATCCAAAAAGCGCTGCCGCCTTTTGAATTGAAGAGTCAGGATTAAAGTCCGACCAATTTAACATTTCCTTCAGACGGTCGACCAGCTCTCTGCGTTTTTCAGAGTATTTTTGAGACAAAAGTTCCAGTCTTTGCACATCGACGCCCATACCAGTCATCTCCATCTCAAGAATAGGCATTGTTGCCGGCATAACCACTGTCTCAAACAAAGATTTGATCTTAATATTTTCTTTAAGATTCATCTCATGATTTTGCGTCTGAAATATTCTAAACGTGACATCGGCATCTTTAGCCGCATACTCGAACAAAATATCGTCAGGTATGCCTCCGTAGCTATGCACATCAACATCATACTTGTTATTCTTAATCCAATTATTCAAGGCCAGCTCATATCTGCCCATCTTCGTATGCCTAGATGTGTACACCTCCAAACCCTGTGCCCAATTCTCATTGAGCAGATGGCCGGCAAGAGCTGTATCCCAACCAAACAACACTGATAGGGTGACGTCTACTCCGTTGGATACCATCCAGGGCAAGTCTGCCCTAATAAAGTGGCCCACTAACCTGGTTCTTCCATTCTCAATAAATTTCTTTATCAGCTTCCACGCTTCAACTTTGTTGCATCCAAGTTGGGTAGGAGTCATGCCAGCATGATTGAACACGATAACAAGGGCCTTGCCGGGAGTCCAGCTGAATTGAATACATCTGAGTTCTCCGTCAACGTGGTTTCTGCCTCCCCACTCGCAATCCACAGAAACCCACCCGGAGTACTCTGATTCAATTGTTTTGAGGCTGTTCTCCAGATGATCTAAGCTATAGCAGTAGGTGTACGATATGTGCACATCGTCCACGATTTGAGTAGTGTTGGAATTCAGTTCTTCAGCGATTCTGGTAAGTTCCATTTCCAAGCCGCCCCTCATTTCCGGAACGTGCAGCACGGCCGAAAAGTCGGTTATTGCAGTGGTTTTTACGCTGAGCGGACTTTCCTCCGCCGTCAGTGTCCTGTTTTTGTATTGCTCCATTGTCGCTTTTGCGCCAAATAGAGCCTTGAGAACCTTAGCGCCCAGGATGATCAGAAGATCCGGCTTAACCAGCTCCAACTCCTTCTTGAACATTGGCATATAGTCTTCAATCAGATCTTTTGGAATAGTCGTCTTCTTACCGTGAACGTGAGTCTTAACAAAGGTGGTAAGGTACACGTCGTTTATATTTAATCCGGTTTTAGACATCAAATCCTTGAATTCAATCGTCCAGTCTCCATGAAAAAGCCTTTTCTCTTTTTCCTCTATGGAGTTGGGCCACGATCCAACCATCATGATTTTTTTGTAACTTGGACCTACGTTTGCATACTTATCGGTGCCTACAGAGTCCAGATGGATGCCGGGCAATATAATCATAGGTGAGGTTATGCCCGTTTCTCCAGTTTTGGTTGTCTCATATACTTTATTTAGTATGTCCGTAGCTGTATATGCGACGCTCTGACTGCGCTCTTTGGCAACCTTAATAACGACGTTTCCATACGTCTCTATGTCTTTATCTACTATTTCTACTGGCATTGTCACTCCAATGTTTAATTTTGGCGTCCTATCTAGATTTCACAATTTATCTTTGCTTATTCACAGGTAGGCTCTATTGAACAACTTAAACCGCGGGATATCAATTGCTCCATTATGAATTCAGCATACTCCTTATGCGTGATCTTGATTATGGAAACGCCTTCCTTATCTACCTCTAAAGTCTTTATGACCGCATGGTGCGGCATCATTCCCACTATTTCCATAAAGCAATTGATTACGTGTTCAAACGTATTTACATCGTCATTATGCACTAGCACCATCCATTGCGGAAGTGGTGCGCTATCAGTATCGGTATTCGGAGCATCTGCAATTTGTTTATTCATTTTATGTGTCCTTTTTTTATTTATTGCCAATTGCCTATGGCTTCCATTAACTCTAGGGTAGACATGGTGGCTGGATCCTGACCCTTTGGTAATTTCACCGTAATACAGCCTTTAGCTATCTTACAGTTCAGCCTTTCTATGCACTCAAAAATTCTGCCATTGATAGCAGCCTCGTACTCCACCATAAATATGATCTGTCCGTCTTTGAATGTATTTGCTAGCAATTCCTCCTGCATAGGCTTGGGATACATACCAAACGTGCATACTCCAGCACGACCGCATGCAATCGCTGATAAGGCCCCCTCACAAACTATGCAGAACATACCCTCGCTGAATTTTCTAGCGTCATCCAATCTATATACAGAATTACTGAATGAATACCCTGGGGCATTCAAGTATTTTTGTATAACGGGCTTTTTGGTAATTGAATCATATGGTATGGGGCCAATGTATCTAGCCATCCACCCCTGCCACACTCCTTGTTGAACATTTGGTATTATCAGTCTACGTTCAGGAGTTACAGTATGCCAGATGCCACCTGAATCCATAAAGCTTCTTTTCCATGGACTTTTTTTGCAGTAACAAAATTGGTATTCGGACGCCATTTTGTTTATGTCGTTAAATCCCCGGGACACCAGGTAGGATATGGCGGGGTGATCTTCTGGCAGTTCATTAATAGGCACAAGGTCGTCTACGTCTCCAGGCAATTCCATTTTCCTGGTGTCCGCGTCAACTCCAGTTTTAAGCGAATCGGTTTTCACGTCGTATGCCGCTATGTCGGAGTTGCCATAAAGCGCCTCCCACATGTCCGACCAATCGCAAGCTTCATTATGACACTTTATGCAGGAATATATTTTTCTGCCTGCCTCCTCGCATCTGGTGCCCCATACATGACTAATGTACAGACGTGAACGTTTATCGTTGCATTTTGGGCAGTTGACAGAATAGGTTTCGCCCCAATTAATTATGTTTATTTTCTTTTTAGTATTAAGGTCGAAATACGACGCTAGGGCATCGGTTACTATTCTATATTTTGCCTCTACTCCAGAATTGTTTATCTTTACTTTTCCAAATTTACCTTGAAGAGCTTTGTACAATTTTTCATTTATGGGTTTCATCCTAGATTTTCTCTAACTGCTGAGCTAAATTCTGCAGCGCTTACTGCCTTGCGAGAGTGCCTATCAAATAAAGTTGGTGATCCTGCCTCTGATAAACTGTCCTGATCGTAAACCTTCATAGACTCAATATCTACATTTGCTTTGTCCACATACTTCCATCTTGACAAAGCGCCTTCCATCTGGATTGTCATATCCATAAATGGCTGGCCGTTTCTTACCTTAGGTGCAGTAATCCAGGCCAAGTTACTTTCAGGATCTCTGTTTCCTATGCATATAACTGTATCCATGTAATGATGCAGAGTTCTGCATTGAAATGCATCTGTAGCCTCTGGCTTCCTCCTTGCGCCTGCCTGGGCAGCTTGAGTTCCAAGCTGGTGATATATGAAAATATTGACTCCGTAGTCGGTGCCTATTTTTCTTATCTGGTCGGCGCAATCATTCATTACTTTGGTTATGTCGTTCTGATTTATGTTCCTGAGTGCCATATAGTTATTCACCATGGGTCCAAGCCAGTCTATACCCACATATCTCAGATTGGCGCCCTTGTCCAGAACTTGTTTAATCATTCTTGCGATTTCAGGAGGTCCGCCACTACCACCCTTGTTATTCCTGGCCGCTTCCAGCATATCAAATAGATGTAGCCTTCCTTTGAGTCGGCTCTTTATATCAGCCCATTTAGTCATCATGGCCTTGTTGTCTTTAAACTTAGATACACTCATACTGTTTAGCGATGCTATTGGTATGCCAAGCGCATAAGAATAAATTCTATTGGTGATGCCGGGCACAACGGCCTGCTCGTAACTAATGATCATAGAATCCTCGCCATTCAAAGCGGTCGTGGTAGCCATCTGAACGTTAGTTAAGGTCTTGCCGCCTCCGGAGGGAGCTAATAGAAGAGTGGTTTCTCCTGGAGACGAGCCTCCGCTTGTAACCACGTCCACGAAGTCTACACCCCATGGCTTTCTTTTATTATCAATCAACATTGGGTCGTCTTTTGCAAACGGATCAACAGCTCCCGTTTTGCAAATGGACGACTTTGCAACCTCCTGATTTAGCTTACTAATTCCCTCTAACAAGTCTCCAGATTTTGGAAGTTGTTCAATTACTGGCAGTATCTTTCTGGTAATTAGTAGCTTCTTGAGTTCCTCAAGAATGTAATCCTTTACTTCTTTGATGTCGGATATTGAAGAATACGCCCACTGCAACTGTTCTCCGAACAACACCGCATCCGATTCAGATATTAGATTGTTTCTTAATACTTTATGTTCGAACTCTGATAGCACGATATCGTAAGGAACTGCGCTCTTAGATTGTTTGAACCAACTGCTGCCGATGATGTAGGCCACTCGTAATGGATTTTCGCTTTCTTTAAAATCTTTTAATGACAGCTTACTGAAAGCCTCCTCCATTACGTCGGGAGACCTCAGGAAGCCTAGGATTAGCCATTTGCTATATGTTTGGTTTATATCCATGGGTTTAAAACTTCCTGAGGTATAAAATCGTTAAATTTTTCTAAATAAACAGGATGGCAAAAAGCCTGCCGTCTTGCTGCCGATAGTATATTCTGGGGCAGCTTGCCCTGCACTCCCAGATTTTTTGCTACCGCATATATGAAAACTTCATCAAATGTATTCAGCGGATCCTGCAAGAATTTTAATACGTCTTGTCCTGCAGACAGCTTTTCCATTTTTTTAAACATAAGTTCAAACCTAAGCTTATGTTGCTGGTATTGCGGATCAGGCTTTCCGCTAGTCATGTAGAAGTTGAAATTTTTATCTAATCCAAACTTGTACGGCATTGGGTAGGCTGGATATTCATTAAAGAAGCACCACTCTACATATGCCCTGGGGTTGACAGACCAGTCTATGCATTTAAATGCGACTTTTTTCCACGTGTCTTCGACTCTTTTATTCTTGGAGTTCATGGCGTAGATATAGTCTTCCATGCGTCCAGTTACGTTAAGTTTGCATTTGGCATACGTCTCTTTTATAGACGCTACTGTACGCTCAAGTTTACCTTCAATATCTCCCATTTTTTGTTTTCGTAACTTTGAAATCGGGTTTTGGATCGTCTCGCTGTCCATAAGTCAAATGTGTCTGCAAAATCAATCAGAATGCCTTTGTTTTTTCCAGAAGAAATTCGGCAAACACGTCCAGGCATTTGTATATCTTTAATTGGAGATGCTCCGCCATCGGCACGTATTATGACCGACAGCTGAGGAAAGTCAACTCCGGTGCTCCATATTCCTGTTGCAATAGCTCTTTTCAATTGGCCTGAACTAAATTTTTTTCGTATTTCCTCTACCTGCTTTTTGGTTAACGGATTTCCTTCAAGAAGTTTTCGCTTTTTAAAGTATTCCGCTGTTTCATCGTCCATGCTTCCATATACCGCTTCGAAATCAGGCATCAACTTTTTGAGCTCTAAGGCATGTTCAATTTTATCAACAAGTATTAGTATTTGCGGATCTTTTTCTGTCAAGCGCTGAGGTATCGTTTCATATACCGCTCTGGATATTGCGGTATTGCGAGCAAAGTTGCCCCAGTATCCAAGGCGCATTCTTTTGACATCAGATTTGAAATTTCTAATTGCATCAACAGAAGTGCACCCCCAGTCCACCTTCCACACCTCTATAGGCACGACGAGTCCCAAGTCTACGCCTTCTTGGTAGTCGACTTTGCATATCTTGTTTCCAAAATATGCCTCCATAGCTAGTGCTGTATTATCCAGTCTTTGGTCAGGAGAAGCGGAGTATGATATTAACTTACACTCTCCGAACGCAGGATAATATTCTAGAAATGAGGGAATCAGAAGTTCGTGCACTTCGTCCAGTTGCACTACGTCGAACTTGTCTAGCTCCAGACCTCCAAGAGATCCCGATGTGCATATCATGGGATTTCCTTTTATATGATGATCTGAATTCCAAACGCCGGCCTTCGGAAAACATGTCTTTAGGCGTTGATATAGCTGATTGCAAATTGTCTTTGACTTACTTATGACAGCATGCTGCTGCTTTGGATAAAGCTCAATAATCTTTTCTATGATAACGCCTTTGCCAAAACCGGTAAGAGCATCCACTATTCCAAAATCGGCTTTAACGATTTCATTAATAACCTCCAACTGGCCTGGCCTAAGCCCGACCAGTTTGGAGGCATCTGGAATTGGAAACTTCGTGGACCTAAGATCCGAATACTCGGGTTTGAATCCAGCCTTTGCAAGAATCCTCAGGCATCGTTCCAGCAGACCGCAGGGGAAATACATCCAACCATCCTGCATTGCATACAGGTTGACAGGAGTGCTCACATAGCGAGGCGCCCGACCAGGCTCACGAACTTGGGAGCTATGTAAGTATTGAAATTCCCGCTGTAGCACTTCATTATGTGGGCCCTCTGGAGTTCTCAAAAATCTCATTATTCGTTGCAATACGACTTTGTTACTCATAATGCTCCTTAGACTGTCAGTTTTCACGATGTCGATTAAATAACAGTAATGCAGATGCCATCGTTGAATTCATAGGCCTCATTAAAGATCTTATTAATTTCCCCAAGGTAGTTGCTGTCGACCAGGGAATTAAGATAGTAGTACTGCATGAAGCGGTTGAATTCCTTTTGACTGCGAGAAAATATAAAATTAGACAACCTATTTGAGATAAGTTTAGCGTCTCTAGAATTTACGCACTGAATTTTAGTGAAATCCGCCTTGGCGATTAGCTTTATGGCGACTGCAGCGTCATCAGTGATAGCGGCGTGCATCATGTTATCGGTGATGGGAGTGCTACTAATTGGCAAAAGATTGAGCTTTGATGATATTTTCATTTTTGTGTTTTTCTTGGGGGAGGGGGGGGGGGGTTGAAGGTTTTTTGTTTTTTTTTTTTTTTTTTTTTTTTTGTTTTGTTGGGGGGGGGGGGGGGGGGGGGTTGCCCCCTCCCCCCCTTAATTACCTACATTCTTTCAGATCCATCCAATGCAATATTCTTGCAGCCATAGGCCGCAAGCGCAGGACTATGAGTAATTACTATAAACTGTCGACCAGTCTGCCTACCTATTTTTGCAAGATAGTTAAAAGCTTCCGCAAGATCTCTAGAATTAGATTCCTGCATTGCTCCTGATGGCTCGTCGAGAGCCAAGACTCCAAGCGTGCTTGCAAATACATCATTTACAGCCAACAGATAGCAGACGCTGGCCTGCTGCTTCTGACCTCCAGACAATCTTTTGGCATGATGCACCAGCCCATCGGACTTAGTGGCCATAAATTCAAGATTGTCGTCGATATGGGCCGTGAAATCGGCATTTATGGTGCTGAGGTAAAACCTCAACCGGTCATTGAGCAGCTTCATATACTGAAGAGACAGCAGCCTCGGAAGCCCGTCCTTCATAAGAACTTCATTCACCTTGTCCAAAATCTTTCTGAATTTCTCTATTGGTTTAACTGATGCAGCCCTTTTCTCTTGGAGATCAAGCTTATGCTCCGCCCTGTCAAGAGAAATCTTAGCATTATCAAGACTGCCATCCAATCTTGTAACCTTGTCCTTGACGGTCACGGCATCCTGGTGCAACTTAGTAAGACGGGCATACTCATGCTCGTCATATCTAGCTGGATGAATGCCAGCCAACTCGTTTGTCAAAGATTCTTCCAGCGATATCTGGGATTGTATTTGCCCATTTACGGCACAAATATTTTCTTTTATTGTAGACACGCCTCTTTCAAGCATGTCAAAATCGCTGACTGTTTTGGCAAAGGCTTTCTTCATGTCGGCAGTCATTTTTGGAGTAGTGGCTACAAGGTCTTCCAATTCTTTATTGACTTCCGTGGCCTGCGCCATGGTGGTACTAGTAAATGATATGTAAGAAGCTTGATCCGTCTCGTACGTATCCCACTCTTTGTTAAGCGCCTTTACGTACTTTAGAGTCTCGACAAGAAGTTCTACCTCGGATGCTAATTGCTGAACCTCTATGGACAGCGCTGCACGATCATGGGCACATATAGCTGTCTCTGTGCCGCATTCCGGGCATTTACCTTGGTCAACCAAATTAAGCCTTTTCGCAGCCATATAGTGCTGTTGCTTTTTCTCATTGAGATCGTCCTGTATTTTTGTATCTGCGCCTTCGGCAGGCTGTTTCTCCTTGGGCTCTACCGGCCGAGTGGATATGCACTTCTGCAGTTCTTCTGCCAGCTTAGAAGCCTTGGTCTTTAGTAGATCTATGCGAACATTTGCCGCAATCAACATGTCCGCAGAATACAAATTCTTTTTGGCTTGCTCAGCCTCTTCTTTGGACGACTCTCTTTTTTGAAGTAAAGAACTTAGCGTATCCTGCTGAGCCTTGAGCGTGACCTTTAACTGCAATAAAATTGACTTGCTAGTCTTTATTCTTTGATCAAGTTGATTTCGCTTATCGTCATTTTTCTTTAGCTGTTCCAGCACATCTAGCTTTACGTTAATGGACTGTATATCAAATGCGACGTACTGAGCCATCAATTCCGATATTTCGGTATTAAGTCGATTGACTTCGCCTTCAGCCAAGTTTCTTTCCACTTGAGCCTCTTGCAAAGGTCCGTTTATATCGGGCACTGTAATCGCTAGTAAAAGATCTTTAATTTGACCTCTCATAACCTCTAATTCGCTAGTTCTTGTTAGCGTGTGAATGATCTCCTTAAACTTAGCTGGAGTGGCAGACACAGGGGTGGTTATTGAATCTTGGTCGACTATCAGATGGCCGTCTATTATGCTGGCAGGAACTGGAATCAGCGAGTGCGTTTTATCCAGCGCCTCCTTCGATCCAAATATTTCTTCTACTTTTCCGTCATCGTGTTCGATGCGCAGACGTGGAATATTAAGCGTACCGAATTTCTTTTCTCCTGCTACCGCTTTGGCGATATGCAGCACTTTATTTCCTATGCGCCAGGATACAACAAAATAGCAGGCCTCTTGGGGCGGTGTTCCCCAAGAGGCCCAGCTGTTTGCATTCCCTGGAAATGAATTCGTAAGAGACGCTCGGATCATTGTGAGTACGGTTGACTTGCCGCAGCCGATCGGACCGGTTATCACGGTCAGTGCGTCGTCAAACTCAAACTCAAAATCTCCTTTAAGGAGACCAATGTTCCTGCCCTTCAGGGAGAGCAGTTTCATATGTATTTACTCAGTCGTTAGTTTTAAGTTTATATTGAGATGTTTTTGCTGATGGTGATGGCGACGACTCCGTGTCGTTACTACGACGGCCTTTTGGGCGAACAGCTATGTTGTTACGCTTCAGCGTATTGATTACACAGGAGACGCTAACCCCGAACTTCTCGGCAATCTGCTTTGCCCCTACGCCTTCGTTGTAAAAGCGAACGACATTCTCCAAATTATCCTTGAGCTTGTGTGGAGCTCCACGCTTCTTGTGCTCCGTGCTAGAGGCAACAGACTGCTTGGGAGTATTATTAACATTGGTGCTATGCGTTGTCATGGTGTCTTTCTTTTTGTTGATTTCTCGTACTTTTGACTGCTTTGGTTTTTCTACGTATGGAACTGACGCAGTCGCTGCCAGTTCAGATTCGTTTACGATTTCTATGTTATTTTTCTTTGCGTATTCTTTCATCCATTCTTCTGAAGGCGTGTCGTCTGACATTGTAGTAGTTGAATTAAGATCCTCAACTTCTTCTGAGGGAATTTCTTCAAAAAATTCTTCCTCTTCTTCCTCTTCCTCCTCGTCTAAATACACCTCGTCGATATCGTCAAGCTCCTCATCTGAATCTGGCGTAAGATCATTTCCTTCGTCTACTTTAATGTTTTCGTCATCAAATTCGCCGTTTAAAATTCTGTCAACAATACTCATGGTAGATTCCTTTTTTTATAAAGCACTAATTTTGGTGCGGACTGTGTAATCGATCACATCTTCAATATTTATACTCTTCTTGGGGTCAAACGTTCCATTGTTGTCTATTATATTTTTCATTATTGCAATCATGCGATCCTTGTCATTTGGGTACTTGGAGTAAAACGCCTTGCAAATGACCTCTTCTTTATCCGAAGAGACTCCATGGGTGCCCTCGTGACCTTCATAGGCACTTTCAATCAACTCCATCTGACTCTTTGTGAAATACTTGATGAACGGAGACGTGTCCAAATCTTCAAATACTTTCCAATTAAGATTCTCGGCAATGTAATTGCGACCTGGGTATATTGTCATGTCATTGTATAGTGACACAGCAGATACAAATATAGCTCCAAGAGCGCATACTTCGCATTTCTTAATATTACATACATATTCACTTAAGTCTACTGCAAAGTCGTCTAACTCATCTTGGGGTATCTTATCAACCTTAGAGTTTATAAAGTCGTCAATACTGCCCATCTTAGAATCTTCAACCCAGATGAGTCTTTCGGGTATGAGTTTTTTTGAGTTGAGTTGAGAGATTACATCCTTTGCAATTGCAACTCTCATTGCATCGGTAGACGTGGTCTTCTGCTTCTTAGTTATCCTGGCAGACGCATACGGGCAGCTTTCTGTTTTATTTTTCTTGAACTGCGCCTTTTTTACTTTTGTTGTCACTATATTCCTACCTTTTCTTTTAAGCTACTTACAGCTTTGTCGAATCCCATTTCCATTGCTTGCTTTACAAACTCCATTGCATCCGATTGTGATTCTTCTTTAACATCTAAAAGTTGAGCGAGAGCAGTGTCAAGGTCAACTTTCTCCGACAGAGACCCCTTCACTTCTGTGAGGTCTCTGTCATGAGATACATCTACTTTTTCAAATACAAATGCCTTTTGTTTAAATTTATCTATGGCTCCAGCCAATTCAGAAGTCATTTCCGAAGGTACAGTGATATGCAGTCGGGGAAGCGTCTTTCCCATGTATTCTTGCATGTCCAGAACATATGGAACATTTGAGCAGCTGTCAAGCCAACTTTGAATTCTAGAAATATCTTCCTTTGATTTCATGTCTGTCCTTAGAAATGGACGAGACCTCAACGGCACTTTCTCTACGGACAAATCGTCATTAACAACGATAAACGACTTTGCCTCAGGTTCGCCAAGACGGTGCATCCACATAGAGCCTGAGTACATAAACCGAGTACCCTTAGGCCCTTGCCACTGCCACTCCATATGGATGTCCCCCATGAGGACCAGCTTGTATTTCCCGTCAAACCACTCCAAATCCATGTCGCATAATGGGGCTTCATCTGGCGGAAGTCCAAGTGCTGAAACGACTTGTGACGCAAACCCATGAAGAATCAATATGTCAGCTTCAACAAAGTTACCGGTTTCTATAAACGACTCCCATTGACGGCGAGTGCGCCAGTTGTATCCAGCCACACGGTATCCAGCTATGTCGAATATCTTTCCCTCCATGGGTCTGGCGACTGATGCGCCTCCGCCTTCCAACGATAGTCTTTTGAATCCACGTTCGTGATTGCCGTCAATGTATAAACATCTATCTCCAGGAATCTTACGAAGAACTTTCCTGAGGGCCACTGTGTGTTCGTCGCTTATCGTAGGGGTATCGACTTGATCGCCCCCCATTATCATGTGCAGGGGATTACCCTGCCTCGAATTGCTGTTGCAGTAGTCAACAACCTGGTTCAGGGCGTACAGGTCGTCGCCTCTTAATTCGTAAACAGATCTGTACGCCGACTCCCTGGCTTGCAAGTCAGCGCAAAACGCTAGTATTGGTTTTGGCATTTTAAATATTTTTTTGCTGAGCAAACTCTTTGGGTCTTAATACTTTCTTTCAAAACAACATTACCACATCTTTTTTATTATTTTGAGTCTGCTAAGGGATTTATCCTCTTTATCAACACGAGCGCAACCAAACACGCTATAAGTGTTGTACATATCCATGTCCACAGACCTAGTTTGAATACAAGGCAGTGTAGTGAGGTCAGTGCCAATGTGCTCTGGACGGCCAGGCACACAGAGCACGATATCATTTTTTGCAAAAAAGTTTCTTGTTGATCGGCCCATACCATTATGGTGTTCACCGTCAGTTCAAAGTTATGCACGCCCCACACTATCATGTAGGACATGACGCCAATAGATATCGCCGAGAGGGCGACTGTAAGTATCCACTCGATCATTATTTTTTACCGTTAATTATTGAGTAGCCTAGCAGAGCTGTGAGCGCTATGGCTATTGTTGTGCAGGGGTCAATAAAAAGAAATATTAAAAAGAGCAAACATAGCAGTGGGAACAATTTTTACCTCTATTTATATTTATCGCGATCCGATAGAAGAAACATTAAAAAGAGCAAACACAATAATGCAAACAAGCTTTACCTCTACTTACATTTATTGCAATCTGAAGAATCGGGACGCTCCTTTAGTTGATTAAAGTTTTGCAACTTACTGAGGTCAATTGTAGGTAGCGGATTCTCGGCGACAAGTGAAGAATCAAAAGCTTTGATTCCTGCTCTTTTTAAGTATTCATCTGGAGATTCTGATTTTAAAATTTTGCTCATTTATTGTTACTACTCTCCTCTTCTGTCTCATATACTACCCTTCTTACTTCAGTTTGTCCCTTTTTATCGATATCCACTAGCTTGTATAAGTTGTCAAAAACAAATTTACCTAGTATTATCAAACCTGTGGCCAATAAAATACACAATTTATAGGCAGATACAAAAAAGTCTTTAGCCAGTCTTGCCAGCATGTCTCCTGGGCTTTCAGATAATTGCATGAATAACTCCGAAAAAAGTAACGAACAAAAGTCAAAAACGGATTTGACTTCTTTGGCCCCCAAATGGGTTGTGGATATGGCTAATAATATGAAATCTATATGTCAGGTAGACGATATAGACAACATGATATTTGCCCTACCTCCAGAAAAAATTAAAGAAATGTACAGTCGCCTCAACATTGAGGATTTTACAAAATTCATGAACATGTATTTGAGCATGAATAAGTCGTCTCCAATTTGTCTCGCATCAATGCTCAGATTAAATGGACGACCGTTTACTTTGGTCAAACATAAGTTTTTTGAGCCACTTTTTTATCCTAATTTACCAGACAGAACATTGCTTGTATGTGCTCGTCAAGTTGGCAAGTCTACTCACATTGCTGCCCAAGGAGTTTTGCAGGCAGCCTCGATAAATCGTTTCAAGGTGTTATATATGGCACCTCAGTTCGAGCAAATACGTCGGTTTAGCCACCAATATATACGACAATTTGTGCACGAGTCCTACATTAAGTCCATACTGATGGACAATAACTGCGTGGATTCAGTCATGCAAAAAACGTTCAAAAACGGATCAGAGCTGTGGTTCTCATTTGCCAAACTGTCCGTAGATAGAATTCGCGGCTTGTCTGTGGATGGCATACGAATGGACGAGATACAGGATCTCAATCCAGAATTCCTAGACATTGTTAGAGAGTGCATGTCTGCGTCTGAAAAACGATCAGAAATGTACGCCGGCACTAGCAAAACCGTAGATAACGTTATAGAGCAGTTAAGACTCCAATCATCTCAGGCCGAATGGTTTATGAAGTGCGACCATTGCAACCATTGGAATATTCCCACCGTTGAAGGCTCAGGTCCTGGCCTTGGCGTTATGGAAATGATTCGTCCCGAAGGATTGTGCTGTGCCAAATGTCATAAACTACTTCAACCTGAAAAGGGATTCTGGGTTCATAAATATAAAGAAAAGTCTAATAACTTTCCGAGCTACCACGTTCCTCAAGTCATAGCCCCAGTTCATTATGCAAACCCCAAAAATTGGAAATCATTGCTTTTAAAAGAGAGTTGGTGGCTCCGGGCTGTTTTTATCAATGAAGTTCTTGGAGAGGCGTGTGATGAGGGCCAAAGGTTGGTGAGTCAGAGTGAGCTAAAGGCCGCTGGAGTTTTACCTGCCAACTCTAAGGAAAATGCTTCTCAGGTCTTAAAATACGTAGACAGAGTGCTAGGGGTGGATTGGGGAGGAAAAGGAAGTCGATTTCAATCAATGACAGCTGCTGCAGTGGCTTGCTACATGCCAGATGGAAACATAGATATCGTATTTGGCCATGTATTTCCTGCAATGATGGACTCGGTGCTCGAAACCAAAGAGATTGTAGAAATCTCCAATGAATTTAAATGCACCACCATAGCCCATGACGTTGCAGTTGCAGGAGAAGTAAGGCTTAGCATCATGAGAAGCATCGGAGTTCCGGACTCTAGACTCATAAACTGCAGATATGCAGCCAGCGGAAGTATAAAATCCATGCTGCAATTCGTACCCCCTACGAGTATAAATCCAACTAGCTATTACAATTTGGACAAAAGTAAAGTTATAGCGGCGGTATGCCTGGCAATTAAGAACAAAAACATACGATTTCCCCAGTATGACAGCATGGTTGACTCAGTGGGCCAGAACATAATGGACCATTTTTTGGCTGTTTATGAAGAAAGTAGTGAAAGTATGTTTGGCACAGAGCGAAGATACATCCGTAGAAATCCTGGAATGCCAGACGATTTCCTACATGCCGTAGCATTTGCTGTAATAACCTTGTGGAGAAGATACCCAGAGCTCATACCAAACCTTATGGACGAAGTATTGGATGGAGACGAGCACATACACATGAGTAATCCATCGGCCTACTACAATAATACCGATCTTGACTAATAGCTAAGGCTGAAAAAACAAGTAGTTTAAATCAGGGCAGTACGCCTTTTTCTATCTTATTATATGTATAAACCTGTAATAAGATAGAAAAAGTGCGCTTTAGTAGCAAATAGGTACTAAAGTATTTTAACATATTAATAAGGCTATTTTAGCCTACATTTTTCTGCTAATATAGAGTTAGCAACCGTTATATTATTTTAACACATTATTAGTTGTTAAATAGATTCATCAAAGCCGCTTTTCTAAGGCTTTTTAATCTCTTTATTGACGACACAAGGGTATTCCATGTGGGCTTAGGTAATACCAATAAGGATACTCCATTTTTGGTCATACTTTTTGCTCCAAGGTCTTTTAAATGTAAAATAGCTGCTTCCCAAGCCACTACAGGTATGTTGTAATACCTCATCTGACCCCACAAATTAGCTAAATCTATTGCCACAATGTCTTCCATTGGATTTTTTAATATCACATACCGCTTCTTAGTGCTTTCCCCAGTAAAGGTCTTGAACATGCCGTTTTCGACACCCTCATGTATAAAGTTTATTAAGTGTGCGGCTGCTGAAGAGCTATTTATGTAACCTTTTGTGGAAACCATAGCCTTTGCGGCCTCTATTACTCGTGCGGGTTTGTTTAGAGAATTAGCCAAATACTTTAGGTTATCTAAAAAGCTATGTGGTCCATTATGCTTTACTGTAAGAGAATACTGCATGAGAAAAGGAAATGCATTTTCACTTTTCAATAAAGCCTTTGTTTCATATGAGAACGGCACATCTGCTCGCACAAATGCCCAATCCTTATCAGCAGCTAGGGCCGACGCCATCATAGGATTAACGACAACCATGCTGTTTAGGCCTTGTCCCTCCAGCCACTGAGCCAAAAGCTTGGGCTTGGATCTATTGCCATCTATGGCTACAGGTACGTGGTGTATAGTGGCTAAGGAGTGAGCAGACTCCATATCATCTTTGTTGTTCAAAGTGGTGGCCTTCAGGCCTAAATCCATCCTGATTACGTCAAATATATATTCTGCCAAGGATCCTTTGCTACCCCCAAACAAGGTATTTGTTCTCGAAGATTCGTTGATGACCGAATGTATAGCAGAAATCATGGAGGCCATTCCTGCCATATATGCCGCTGTTTCTGGCCCATAATCAAATAAACTGGCTATTGAGTCTATGGCTATGCCGGGATCCATCATTACGGATGCACAGGGCGGCTCCACGTCATCCATTACGAATGGAACTCCGACTCTTATCTGGTGCGAATCTATCGACATTCTAGGTATATTGAATCTACCGGTATCAAAGTCATAGCCAACGTAGTTCTGCACAGCATGCACCTCTGGTGAACTAAGTCTCAATATTATGTCTAAATACTTTTTAGACATTGAATCGAGCAAAAATGGATGCTTTGATATGCCTGCATTGACAGAAATTAATGCAAGAGCTTTTGCAGGATCGGATTCCAGGAGTTCTTCGTCCATCTGAAAATCCACTTCTTTGCCTTCAAATGTAAATCTCCCAAACAAAGACGCCTTTCCATCTTGTTTTGATCTGCATATATTAGTGATTCTCACTGTAGCATTGCATATGAGTTCATCTGGAATTTCCCTGGAACCCTGCATCCACAGTTTTCCATCTTTTTCAAATACTATTTTTTTATCTATTATTACTAGTTGAGAGGTTGCCACATTCTCAAGAATATCCTCAAGCTCTTCTCGTATCGTATTTGAGCACGAAGCAAGTATGAGGTTCTTTTGAAATGTCGAAAGCTCCATAGCTTTTACGACATTCCTAGCGTTTACAACCCCCATTGTGATAAGTTCTGTAGTGAGAAAATCCAAAGGATTGATTAAATTATTTTCAGATATATGTTTATGGATCGTAGGCATTAAATTACCCATCCATAACTTTGATGTTTTCTCAGCAGGCCTCCAAATATACGGAGTGTCATCTAGCATTATTTTAAAGTTTTTAGACTTTATACAAGTTTTTAAAAATGCGGTATCTGGGGCGTCCGTCCAAACGATTGTTGGCTTAGGTAAGAACAGTGGATCTAATTGACCTATTGGGGACTTGGCCACCACAGACAATTTATTATAACGCTCTATCGTACATTTTTGGACTATTCTCGCTGCTTGAAGGGGGTGATCTAAGACATAGACCTCTGCAGAGGGGTCTCTATGACAAGAATTTAAGCCGCAGTATCCTGGATAGTGCCCACTTAAGACGTTTAAATAATTAAGCTGGTCTTTATTTCCTATAAATCCAAATCCTGAAATAAATCCAGGGTTTAAGTAAAAAGGAGTAACTATTAGCCCTTCTGTAGCTTTTCCAAATCCATGGATTTTATCTTCCAGCAGCTCCTCTATTTCATGTTTATGGGCATATCCGAACCAATCTGTAAATCCTCGATTATAGGTCTCCTGACTTACCCAAAGATTAAGTTCGCTAAGTCTGCCTGTAGCAAATCTATTAGCGGTTGGAAACATGTTGTTTCTGGCGATTTCCCACACCTTCAATACTTTATTGTAATACCTTTGATAAAATGTAGAATAACTAATTAAATCTTCCATTAACAGATCTTTTATTTTTAGCTCTTCTGCAATTTTATGTACTAATTCTTCTGGATTTAAGATCTTGTACGCCTGGCCGTACAGGCGAAGGCCTTCACATGAAAGTTTACATTTATCGCAGTACATCCATCCGCCAAATGGAATTAACGCCGAAACGTACATATTTGCAGTTTTACACTTAATGCATCTAACATAACTGCCAGGTTTGGCAATATCGTCGTAGCCCAAAAGTTTCAGAATTTTTGTATAATGGAAGGCCGAGTAGAACTTTTCCGAAGGAACACCATCTATGATTCGCTGGATTGACATAACTGATGACGTCTCTAAAAAGTACTATAATGCGCTCATACAACAAGTGGCAATGCCTGAATATGTTAAGTCTGCAGGCGTTCTTACTAAAGACGCCGCTGCTATAAAGAGTTCTAAATGCTTTGCGGACACAGTAAACAAGAAATTTGCCCTCGACAGTAAATCTGATTGCTGGTGTTCTGCTCTTTATTTCTACGGCAACCAGTGTAGCACTTCACCGATAGGGAAACAAGCTGAAGTAAAATTATTAAATGCAGCAAGAGTTTGGGGCATCTTAGAAGATGTAGAAACTATCAAATCTGCATTTGAACAACAAATTATTCCAGTATCGTATGCTATGACATTTGAGCATAAAGGTGCAAAGATAGAAAGATGTCCAGATCACACCAAAGAAGCAGCTACGGCCAGCGCAGAGTGGCTATATGAAAATAGGTATAAGTTTCTTACAGATGTTCAAAGGAAAACAGCCTCTAAGTTGCAGGCAAGGGCAGACATTTTTAAATTAAACGTAAAAGCTGCTGCCTATATTGACAGAGTTGCTAATTCAAATACTTATTCAAATATAAACTGCAAAATAGCTGTTGCTATCACAGACAGATTAAGTAGCATACCTACCGTTAAGTGGTCAGAACTTGAAGATGAGTTATTAAAAGTAGCCAATGATTTAAGCACCCATCCATTTGAATTGTGTAACGCGGGGGATATAATTTGTAACTGCCTAGAGGCTTTTGATATTAAACACGGCTTAAATTCAAAGTGGGGTTCGGCTCTGCAGCACCCCATTGATGTATGCTTTAGGGTCAGCCTTACTAAAGCTGCATCAGTAGCTGATGGAATTGTTCATTTAACTACTGGCATCCCAGTAGATCTCACCAAGATCAGCGACCATCAACTTGAAAAAGGCCTTAAGATTGCTGGAGACGATTTTTTGTCTTACTGCCAGACAGATGGCTTTAACGTAGACCGCAACAAGGCTGCAGAAATTCTGCCCACTATGCCTAAACCAGAAGCCCGCCGCTTTGAAGAAGCTGTTAAGACCTCCGGCTATATACCAGAAACAACCGACGATCTACTGAGTCGTTTATTTAAAGAAGCCAATATGGGCATGATGCCCGCTATGCAACAAATGCTTATGGATGACACTAATCCAATGCCCGGCGAAGACGATTCTTCTTTTGAGGCTCGCATGAACGAAAAGAAAGAACAAGCTAAACTAGATGCTCTCGATGCTCAGGCTGGACTCGCTGCGGTTAAGGCTCGACAAGCAAGACAACAGCACGAACAGAACTCTCTTAACTCTCAAATAGGCACAGCCCAAGAAATGTAATTATGATTAAAGTAGCAAATAATCTTCAACGTATGGTCTCTGTCAAGTCTGCCGGTTTGCAGTGGAGTGGAACGCTCGCAGATCTCGCCAAGATCCTGCCGTATACGAACACCGCCATCGGCGGCGGTCTGGGGGCCCTGGGGGGTTCTGCCATTGGCGGCTTGATTCAGGCGCTGAGAGGCAAGTCGATTCTAAAAGGCCTCGGCTATGGTGGCCTGGCCGGACTCGGACTGGGTGGCGGAGTAGGCCTGTACGGGGGTCTTAAAGCTAAAAATCGCCTGCTGGATGATTACATCCCCATACACGGCAATCCAACAATAACGATTCCCGGGAACCCTAGATCTCAAGGTGAAGGTTCGACCACAGTCGAGACCGAGTTAGGTCCGTTATATCCTGGGAAAACACCCGGGAACAAATAAAAGAAAAATAAGTTATGATTAAAGTAGCAAATAATTTAAGAAAATTAGCTGCCACACACAGTATTCCATCAGAAGAGGAGTATCTTATGTCATTTTGGAACGACAGAATGGCAGGTATGACTCCGCATCCGCATGAGAATAGAAACCTGACGGCCGACGACATCAACAAGACGGTTTTGCAGTTCGCAGCAATGAATATCAACGATGCTGCACGACAGGCCAAGAGTGTCAGTAGAAAGGGGATGCTAGACGGAAAGAAGCTTAAGGACAAGGATATAGCTTTTGGTCCCGGAACCGCTACTGCATTAGCTGCGAGTACAATCGCTTACTTACGAGCTTTGGGAATAACGGGAATAAGCCTTGGCCAACACCCATTGGTAACATCTGATTCACGTAAAAATCTAAGCAGTGCAGCGCTAACCTTACTTGATAGATCTGAAGCAGACAAGCGACTGGATGAGTTATTGGCAGAGAGAAAGAAGGAAATGGGCTTTCTTTCTAGGATATTCACCTCGGACAAGAATATAGTTGATAGCCTATCTAAAAACCCAAATATAGCTAAGCAGATTCAAACTCTGATAAAGGAGCACACCTTAGGCGTTGCAGCGCCAGGTGCCGACTACAAAGCTGTTGCAAAGATGTACAAGCAGCTATCAGATGCCGCCAAAAAGAGATATACTGGCACCTATAAGAATCCAGCTATATCTCATATCCTTGATACAAAGAAGGATCTGAAGAAGCAGATTGAGATGCAATCTAAACTTATCAACGAGGCTTATCCTAACGCCGGCATATTCGCAGATAACCTTGCAAAGGCAGAAGAATAAACTGAAATCTAATGCCAATTAAAAGCATAACAGCATCTAAAGCGTACGATCAGCTGTGGAAAAGTCGGGATACCGTCGGCACTGTGCTGCTTACTATGATTCTGGACTCTTACGGTCAGGAGATCTTTGATATGGACCCTCAGGCATTTCGTCAGGAGCTTGAGGAGGGGTTTTCAGTATCTGATATCCCTGATGTGAACACCGATAAAATATGGGCACTTTGGAACTCTTTGACGACCGACCTAGTTCATACAGATGTGTCCACTTTTATGAACTGTGCCAATGTTTTAAGTGGAACACCTATGAGCTATGACGTCTTTGACATAGCCGATCCATATGAATGTGCTTGGGCTATTACCGAGCTCACTATGCTGGACTCCAACACCCCTGAGCGTCTCAGTCCAGAAGTTCGTAGATATATAGGCGAGATCTGTAAGGAGCTGGGCCTCTATCGTTTGCCTCCATCGCTTTCAAAAGTAGCGGAAATGGGCCCAAACGATTATGTAGCAAATATGGAATCCTACGCTACAGATACCGTACAACTTCAAATAATGATCCAAAATCAAATTAAATTCAAAGATGACGTACAGGCATATGTCGATAGGAGGACCAGCAAGATGATGCTGGAGCTTAACAACGTGCCATTGATGAATAAGGACTCTAGGTCATGGAATAAGTTTGTATCAGGGTTTGCAAAGGGAGTGTCTAAATGAATCTTGATGCATACATTAATTTAAAGAAGGCAGATCTAAGAAGATGGCTTAAAGAAAGCTGTGCGGACATCTCCGAGAAAAAAGCCGAAATCTCATCTTCAGAATCCATAGTAGATGTTCCTATCAAGTGCACCCCCGGATTTGGTTGCAAAAGATACTTTACTAAAGACGAAATTGATGAAATAGACAAAGCTAAAGCCAAGATTTTGCCAATGTTATTTAGCACCCCAGCAGACCCAGTATCTTCAGGCCTATCCAGTCCATCGTGGGCAGGCTTGGGCGCAGGAGCCTTGGGAGCTTTATTGGGCGGAGGATTAGGCGGAAGCGTCGGAGCTTTAAGAGGCTCTAATGCTCCACTTGGCGCAGCTATAGGCGCTCTACTGGGAGGCGGCGCTGGAGCAATGTACGGCTATGGTAAGAAAGTAAGAAAGAATAAGGAAATTGAAAACTTGATGCAAAACCTGCCGGTTGGAGCAGATCTAGGTGATGTAGAGGTGTTCTCCGACCCAGAGCTTAAACAACATCTGGCAAGAGATTTTCAAAGAAGGCTAATTCAAAAAGGTTTACTCTAAAAACTTAATAGACATATTAAAACAAAACCCAGGGCCCATGAACCCTGGGTTTTGTTACGTATGGGGCGTTTATTGGGG